GGGTAGTGCATCGGGCCCGGGCCGACCAGGCGGTCGCCCTGGCAGTTGTCACAGTCGGCCGCGAGGGCCGCACCGGCGAGGATCAGCCAGACGAGTAGGGATCGCATCGGTCATCCGGCGGGCCGGCTCCAGTCGTCGGGGAGGGTCATGGAGGCGATCGCGAACGAGCCCTTCCACGCCGAGCGGGCGGTCCGCTCAGAGTCGAACCGGGTCACGTCATACGAGTCGGGGTAGGCCATGAGCCGCTGATCGGCGATCCACCGCGCCCACGGCACGGCATGCCCGCGGCGGCCGACGCTCACGACGAGCCCCTGGAGGACGCAGCACACCGCCTCCTCGTAGCTCTTCGGGAAGATCACCTCGAGGGGCCGGAAGTGTCGGGCGGTCTCCTGCCAGCCTTCGGGGAACCGCGAGACGGAGACCCAGGGCCCGCCCGACTGTTGCGCGTTGCCGCGGCCGCTCGTGCCCTGGAGAACGTGAGCGAGCCCGTACTCGCGCGGCTGCAGCCGGTCGGGGAGCATGCCGCGACGGACCGCGATCTCCAGGACCTGGCGGACGTTCGCCCCGCCCCACTGCCCGGGATTCGCCTCGGCGTAGACGGAGAGCGGCGACAGCCAGACCGACCCGTAGACGGTCGACTCGGGGTAGCGGTAGCCGGCCCGGGGCCCGTCGCGGAACGACACGCCCCGCGCGCGGTTCCGCGCGGCCTCGGCGTTCGCCCGCAGGGAATGGCAGGTACACTCGTGGGTCGGGTTCTGGTTCGTGTATCGGTCGATGTAGTTCAGCCCCCAGAGGCCGTGCCGATCGTTGTCGGCGGCCCGGTCGGCCCAGTCCTCGGGCTCGATCCACATCGCGTCCGGGAACTCGCGGGCCGCGTCGCCGCAGGCATCGCGGAGAGCGTCGGTCGTGTCCTCGGCCGCCAGGTGGTCGGGGTAGCCGTCGTGTTCGTCCGGGAACACGTCGATCAGGCGAGGGTCGATCGTCATGGAACGGCCCTCACGATCTGCTCGGCGTCGGCCGGGGCCTTCACGATCGCGAGGACCGTCGAGCCCGACAGCACGACCAGGGCCGGCAGGCCGTCGGCCTTCGCTGCCGCGACCGCCTGGCGGAACTGCTCGGGGATCGTGCCGGCCCCGTTGGTGGTGTCGGCCTCGAGGAGCGTCGCGACGATCTGCCGCTCCCGGTTGAGCCGGTTCAGGCCGACGGTGACCCCCACCGGGACCGCGGTGTGGTCCTTCTCGTAGACGTAGACCGCCGCCGTCGCCGGGCCGGGGGCGGGCGCGGTGATCGACGGGACCGTGGGCCACGGGATCGCGGGGAGCGGCGGTAGACCGCCGAGCAGGACGAGCCCGGCGGCGAGCAGGACGAAGGGCCTCACGCGCGGGTCTCCGGCTTCAGGAGCTCGGCGTGGAGCTGAAGGGCGATCGCGACCGCCTCGGTCTTCCCCTGGGCCCGGAGCCGGGTCGCGAGGTCCGACACGATCCGAACGTCGTCGGTCGGGATCGCCGAGCCGGTGCCGAAGACCCTCAGGCCGCGGACCTTCCCGGCGAGCAGGAACAGGGCATACGCGACGAGGGCGATTCCCACGGCGTACTGGACGTAGACGAAACTCACGATGTGGGCTCCTCGGGTAGGGAATCGGCGATGGTGTCGGCGATCGCGACGGTCTCGCGGACGAGCTCGACGCCTTCGGGCGTCCGCAGCACGGCGGAGAGCCGGGCGGCGAGGCGGTCGTCGAATCGGCTCGCGGTCTTCTCGGCGACCCACTCCAGGAGGTCGCCGATGATCACGGCCCGCTCCCGCGCGTCGAGCGTGGTCGAGAGCCGCCGCAGGTAGCCGAGCAGGGGCGACCACGCGTGGAGGAGCCGGAGCTGATCGACGATCGGGAGGGGCATGTCACCTCCCGCGGAGGAAGGCGAGATACTGCTCGAGCACGCCGCCGGCGATCGCCAGGACGAGGGCCCGCACGGCCGGCCGCGCCAGGACCCAGAGCGGATAGGCGGCGACCGGGATCGCGTAGTCCGCCACGGCGTCGAAGAGCCGACCCACGGCGTCGAGGGCGAACGCCTTCTTCTCGGCCCCCGACATGAGCCGGACGCCTTCGAGGGCGGGGACGACGAGACGGAGCAGGGCGAGCAGGAGCTCGCCGAACTCGGCCCACGTCAGGCCGTCGGCGGCCCGGGCCTTCGCCGTCTGAATGAAGACGTAGACCTGATCCAGGATGCCGGACTCCTGCCCGGCGGCTGCGGTGGCGGCGGCGGTCGTGGTCACTTTTTTCGTCTCCAGACGGCATGGGCGGGGACGACCTGGCGGCGGCGTTGCCGGCAGGTCTGGCACTCGACGTATCGGACCTGGCGGTCGCCGGCCCGCTTGCTCGATTCGACGCGGCAGCGACCGCCGCAGGTGGGGCATGTGCTGGTCACGCCTTCACCCCGACGACGTAGATCTCGACGACCGCGACCCACTGGACCGTGAGCGAGACGGAGGCCCCGGTGGCGGTCGCCGGTGCCGAGAGCGTGATCGCCGTCCCGCTCGTGATGCTGGCGACCGTCGCGCCCGCGGGGATCCCGGTCCCGGAGACCGCCATCCCGACGACCATCGACGCGGTCGACGCGAGGCCGGTCACGGCGGTCGAGCCGTTCGTGGTCGCCCCGGTGGCCGAGATCGCCGTCGCGTTGTTCGTGAACTTCACGGTCCGCGAGGACGCCGTCACCGGGAGCCCGTCCACCGGCGCGTAGTGGATCGCCACGCCAGACTTGCCGACATTGTGGCCGGGGATCTGCGACCATCCGTTCGTCGCGCCAGGCTCGACCCGCACGGTCGCCCCCGGCGACGTGTTCCGGATCGTGAGGCTCTTGATCGACGCCGGCGACGCGTAGACCAGCGAGCCGAAGATCACGGACTCCAGGAGCGAAACGTCGAGCGTGGTCGACGCTGCGGCGTTCAGCGAGAGCGTCCCGGACCAGTAGAGGTTCGCCTGCCCGGTGCCGCTGCCGTCCGCGAGGTCGGTCTTCAGCGTCAGATCGCGGGCGATCTTCACCTCGCCGTCCGCGAGTAGCGTCCGGAACTGGACCGAGCCGGTGTGGGTGAGTGTCGAGGGCATATCGGCTCCCGGTCAGACGTGGGCCTTCATTCGGGCGACGGCGGCCGCGGCTGCGGCCCGGGCACCGGCCAGGGACGAGACCCGCAGGGCCCGGGTCGGCTTCGCGTCGGTGGCCGAGACGATGCCCTCGGGGTAGTCGTCGACCCACACGTCGACCGCCAGGCCGGCGGCGGCCGCGGCGTCCCGCTTCTGGGTGCCGGCCCCGCAGAGGATCAGGTCGGAGACCTCGAGGTCGGCGAACGCCAGCCGCAGCTCCTCGCGGTTCGCCTCGTCGTTCTCGCGCCGCGAGATGCAGACCACGCGGTTTCCGGCGGCCGTCGCCATCCCGACGAACGAACGCCAGAGGCCGGGGGCCGCGGTCCAGGTCCGATCGTAGTCGAGCGAGATCACGAGCCCGCGGCCCTCGCTCCTGTGCTGGACGAGCCCGCGGGCCGCTTTCCATGCCGACAGAGAGCGAAGGCCGACGGAGCTATTCGGATAGGCCGCGTGGGTCACCGGCGAAACGTCCCAGATCGCCGCCTCGGTGATCGTGCGCGTGACGTTCCCGGCGGGATCCTCGTCCCACGATTCGCCCCGCGCGTCCGTCAGCGAGAACGCGAACGAGGAGCCGAAGATGTAGCGGTCGCGGATCAGGGGCACGACCTCGGCCGTCGTCGGCGTGCCGACCGGCGGGGTGGCCCGGAAAACGAGCCCCTTCTCGGTCTCCTGGATGTCGAGCGTGCCGTTGGTGGTCCGGCCGAGGACGGCGGAGTCCTGGTGGTTGTACTTCGCGACCACGTCGGCCTTGCCTCGCGGGTCGTTCGGTGCCCGGTCGAGGTACTTCCGGAAGGCCCCCGGCATGAATCGTTCCTTGAACCCGCCGAGGTCCACGCTCCACTTGTTCCATGGGGGAGCCATACCGACGATCACGGGCCGGCCGTCGTCGCGGGTCTCCAGGCGGAGCTCGACATCGGGGTCCGCGGACTGCGACAGGTAGCGGGTCTCGATCTGGTTCGACATGGTCACTCCCCTTCGGTCTCGATCGGCGTGGCCGACAGTTCCGATACCCGCTTCCCAACCGTGAACTCCGTCGGCTCGTCGTCGAAGTACACGCGGACGCTCGCGGCCGGCTCGGCCGCGGTGGCGGTGATCGCGTAGGGCGAGCCCTCGACGCCGAGGACGCCGTCGACCATCAGGTGTTCGATGACGCCTTCGCCGCCGGCCCAGTACACGCGCTGCCCGAGGCGGAAGCCGCCGGCCTCGGTCACGTCGTCGCCCGGGGAGTCGTCGGTCGTCTCGCCGGTGTCGCCGGCCTCGTCGTCCGGCGTGTCGCCGGCCGGCTCGGTGACGGCGGCGGGCGGCTCGCCTCCGGCCGCCCCGGCCTGGGCGGCCGCGGCGTCGAGCGTCGAGAACCCGAGCTGGACGAACGTCTGGTTCGCCGCCGGCGTGTCGAGGAGGTCGAAGTCCTCGCGGTCGCGGATCTCGTTGGGCGTTATCGCCCCCATGTTCCACAGCGACTGATACAGGGCCGCCCGGCCCGCGGTGTCGGCCCGCAGGATCCCGCGGGTGTCGAGCTTCGCGTAGACGTTCTCGCCGTAGACCGGCTGGAGCGCCATGTCGATCGGCGACTCCATGCGGCGGGCCCACGGGAGGAGGCACCAGACCTGGGCGGAGAGGTGCTCCTGCTCGACCGTCGAGTATTTGTTCATCTTCGCGTCACCCAGGAGCGTGGAGGGCACGCCCCAGTGACGGCATACGTCAGGGAGGATCGCGTCCCGCAGCTCCTGGAACTGCGACGCCTCCATGCTGTTCGACTCGATCGGCTTCAGCCTCGTTTTCTTCGGCAGGACCGCGGCCTTCCCGCGGTTCTCGGCCCCGCCGTAGGCCTGGTGCAGCATGTCCCGCAGGGCGTCGACCGCCGCATCGGGGACCTTCTCGTCCGTCTCGAGGACCATGTCGGGCCGGGCGGAGTTGCTCCAGAACGCGGTCGCCGCGGTGTCGAGCTGCCGCGCGAGGTTGATACTCGTCGCGTTCATCTCGGCGGGGGCGTGGCCGACGATGCCGTTGTCGGAGATCCATCGCCAATGGAGCACGGGCCCGGGGATCGGCTCCCACTGGCCTTTCTCGGTCCAGAACTTGTAGGTGAGCGAGTAGTCGACGGCCGACTGTTCGACCTTCACTCGGGACGGGTGGAGGGGGATCAGTTGGGTCATCCAGCCGCGATCGCCCGAGACCACGCGGGCGTAGCCGTTGCCGTGGAGGGCGGTCCAGTAGGCCTGCAAGACATAGAAGTCCCAGGCCGACTGCCAGTTGTTCGGCCGCTTCCGCAGCGTGTAGGCGCAGGGGAGGTCCGCCTTCTCGCGGCGGCCGTCGGGCCGCTCCTGCATAATCTGCATCGGGCAAATGCCGACGGCCTGGGCGATCCACCGCACGACCCCGAAGATCGCCGACACGCGGACCGCGGTCTCGGGGCCCACGACAGACGGCAGGATGTCGCCCCACGTCCCCGGCACCGGGAGCGTGGTCCGTCGGATCGAGATCACGCGCGGGGCCGCGGCGGCCTTCGCCGGGGTCCGGCGTCGGCTGCCACGGCCTTCGGGGGTGGCCGGGCGTTTCTTGGGGCTGGGCATGCCCGCCAGTTTCCCCCGGCGGCCCCCGGCAGAATCTCGGCTACAGGAGTCGGATCTTCCAGTCGTCGAGGTTCGCGGCCTCGCCGGTGTCCTCGTCGGTGGACGCGAGAGCGAGCGCGTTCACGAGCGCCGCGATGCCGTCGATCTTCTCGTTCGACTTCGCCTTGTCGGGTTTGATCATCCCCGTGGGATCCGTGTAGACGCAGACATGGTTCGCGTTCCACGTCGCGACCGGGTTCCCGCCCGTGCGAAGCCGGCCCTCGACGACCAGGGCCTCGAGGAGCTTGCATGACGAGTTGAGGTAGGCCGTCCGCTGCGGGATGTCCTTCGTGGTGATGCCCTCGCGCTGGAGGAGAGTCTCCAGGGCCCCGGCCTGCCACGGGTCGCATCCCACGGCCTTGATCTCGTGGGACTCGCCGAACGCGATGATGTCCCGAGCCACGGCCTCGTGATCGAGCCGGTGGCCGTCGGTCACGGTCACCCATCCGTCGCGGATCCACGCGTCATAGGGGATGCCTTCCCGGACGCGGTCGGCCACGGTCTCGCTCGGGACCCAGTACCGCCAGACGACGGAATAGGAGCCGTCCGATTCCTTGAACACGAACGCGGCCGCGGTCATGTCGAGATTGCTCGCCAGGTCGACGCCGACCCAGCAGGGCCGGCCTTCGAGCGGGGCGAGCGGGGCCGAGCCGCACCTTGCCCAGTCGTCGCCCTGGAAAAATCGGGCATCGGCGGCCTGCCAGACGTTCAAGG